CTTGTTTTAGAAAAATGCTGTTTTTTAAATTCTTTAAAGTCATTTTCTTTTTGCTGTATAGCCTTATAAGATACTTCTTGCATCCACAAAAATTCTTTCCGAACTTCTGTAGTATTCTTGTATATTGGCGAAGGGTTTGTTTCTTTGTCATAGCTATTGAATACCGCTACTTGCATATTCCAAAATGCTCTAACACATCCCATTGTCTTAGACAACATGATAGACTGCTTTACATTCGGATATAGACGATATTTATAAGCTTTATACAAATTACTTACCTTGTTCTTTAATGTATTTCAAAATCAATATCCTAACTATTGTTCCAACCAATATTCCCGATTCCTTTGATATAGCTTTTAGCTTATCAAAGTCAATTTGGTCTATTGTTGTTTGTATGAGTTTTTTCTTCATGAATGCAAATATACAGCTTATTTTATTATTAATACTTATTTTTAAATATTTTTTAATAACTCCACCGCTAAGTGGTTTTTTATTTTGTTAATTTTTTCGATATTTTCCCACACTAACGAACGCACGGATTTTTCCATCGTCATTATCAATTGCTTATGTAGGATGCTGTGTAGATGGTTTACTTTAACCAGAGATTGTTGTGTTGATTCAAGTTGACAATCCCACTTTAACAACTCTACAAGAAGTTCAGTGTATTCCTTGCCCTTGTGTTCTTGTTGAAAGAGTTTATGTCCGATAAAATATTCAATTTCATTCATACATCAGTGTTATCAAGTTGAAGGACTTTTCAGAACACTTCCACATTCCACGCTTAAATGCTGCTATATAAGTTGTTTTGCCCCCTATTACAGATGTTGTTGGGTCTGATGGAAATACTTCCGTTAAGAGGTTCTTGATGCGCTTTATTGATGCTTCATCGTATCGGTCAAACTTTAATTGAAGTTCTCCGTTTGCTAATTGTTGTTTTTGTTCTGGTGTCATTGTTTTGTGTCTAAATATATTATAATAAAATCCTCATTACTTTCCTCTTTTTCAATAAAGTATTTCCCGAAAGGGAGATTTATCACCCAATCAAAACTTACATGAGGGTACTCCATTGTAGGCTTCATACGATTAATCTTCTTGGTCAATTTGGTAGCCTCTAAGCCTACCTTTTTGATTTTGATGAAGTCCTTGTTCTTGCTGACTGAAAAGTATTCACAACTATCGAACCAATGTGACGGTGACTTTACTCTTACTGATCTTGTACTCTTTATAACGGGTACTACCTCTATGTAATCTCGGTGTTCAATGATACTACCCATTCTTAATAGCTTTTAAGAGTTCAATACAATATTTGATTGCTTTGTTATAACAGATATTATACCTACCAACTACTACAAAGTCTGTCATTACTTTTCCTTGCTTTATCATATAGATAAAGTAATTATCTACCGTAGTCTTACGTTCTATGAATATATAGTTACGTTCAAAGAATCTTACTACTTGGTTGATTTGTGGTGCTGCTACTATACCTTCTGGAAGTTGTGAGTTCTTTACAAATCCTACTGAATCTTTAAAAAGTTCTCCTGCTGTTTCCTCTATAAAAATTGAGAAGGGATTCATTAACTTACCCTTTATGTAAGTTGTGTAGCATGAGTGGTCAAACCCTAACTCCTTTAATTGTTGGGAGTTTGGAAAATCTACGTATTCGTCAATTAGTTCTTGCATGATATTTAATTTACTGTTTCTTGATATACTTTCCAAAGTTCTTTCCACGCACTTAGCGATGTTGGTATATGTTGACAACCAGTTCTTGAAAATTTAACATCTATGACAAATGCCTCATAGCCACCCCAAGCAAAGCCCCTTCCTTTTTCAAACATATTCATCATGTTTTTTACAAACTCCGTTATATCATCTGATTTATGCCATATCTTGCCGTGTTTGATTTTAACATCAAACTTACCACCTACGGAATGGATAATTTCTTTTGGCTTTGCGGCTTCTTCTATTTCTTGTGGAGTGGCTTTGCGGAAATCTTTTGGATAACTTTCTATGTAAACAACCTGACCATATTTGGATACAGCTACTTTTAGATTATTTGAATTGCCACTTCCGAACTCATCTGAAAAATGATCGATTTGTATAGCATCGCCTTTTCTTGCATCTTTTTTAAACTCCTTATGCAAGGTATCGTTGCAATAATCTGCCATTATATAAATCCAATCACCAACTTTGTAAGTTTCTTCTTTTTCGTACACGAGTTCAAACCATAGTTCAAGTACTCCTGCTTCTTTAAGGTACTTTTCAGGGAATGTTCCTACATAAAATGAACACCCACTACCCATTGGGATAAAATTACTACATTTAGCTATCTTACGAGCCGATTCCTCATACTGCTTACAATCATCCTTTAGTTTCCATCCTATTTGTTTCATTTCTTTTTTGTTTAATACGCGAGTTAAAAATTGTTCTTTAGTGATTTCTATATAACCATTAGGTATAATGCCGCTATACTTATACGCATTGTCTTTTTCGCTCAACAAATATTTTTTATTACCATCTATTGCAGCATTGCCCCCAAATTTTCCTTTATGCCAATCACAAGCCTCTTGACAAGCGTTTTGTCGAATACACCATTTTTTAGGTAGGACAAAATCTTTTTCTTTGCTTTCTATTACTTCACTTATGAGGTCAAGTAGGCATTCGTTCCTTATTGATAGGAAAGAACCATCTTCTTTAAAACTATGACCACCACCAATAAAAGGGTACTCTTTGTTGCCTATATATTCAACCGTTACTCTTTCACCAATCCTGTTCAAATAAGTTTTTCCTGCTTCTAATTTCATTTTTGTTATTTTATTTATTGATGTAAATGTACAACAAACTTTCCGAAATAAAAAAGTTTTTAACTTAATTTTAACTCTTTTATATCACCCCATGATACGTCCGACACTTCAAAATCAAGCTGCATGGGTATTGGTAGGTCTCTTATTCCGAAATATTCTTCTAATGGAGGTTCGGATGCTATATCCGCTATGATTGGTACTAAAAAATCTAACTTTGATTTTGGTATATAGAACATTCCCGAATCATGTACAGTATTGAATATAAAAACATCTTTTGGTAGTATCATTCTCAATACAGATAGTGCAAATAATGTCCATTCTCCACTTGAGCCTTGAATTGGACTGTTTATAGCTTGTCTTTCTGCATCCCCTTTTAATCTTTCGTTTGAACTATTTATATCAGGTAATCTTCGCTTTCTACCGAACATGGTTCTTATATACCCATGCTTTCTTGCATATAGTATAGATTTCTCATGCCACTTTCTTAATTTAGTAAACACACCAAACACTGCATCTGAATGGGATTCTGCTGTCTTTTTGGTTATTATATCACCCGTCATTTTATATACATAGTCAATATAACCTTGTAAACTCGAACCGTAAACCCAACCAAATATAGCTGATTTAGCTACTTGTCTGTTTTCCTTTAGAATTCCATCCTCAATCATTTGCTCAATAGACTTTCCATAAATTTTAGTAGCTGTTACAGCATGTAAATCTATCCCATTTTTATAGGAAGTTAACATGGTCTCATCCTTAGACTTTATAGCTATAATCCTAAGTTCAGCCTGTTTAAAATCCGCTTGTAAGATAACATAATCTTCTTCAACGACAAAGAATTTCTTGATTCTTTTATAAACATCTTGAAATTTAGGTGTCCCTTTGGGGATACGATTTGGTATGTTTTGGACGTTTGGTTCTGTACATGCCAACCTTCCAGTGGCAACAAGTTGAAGGAAATTTGGGTGTATGTACCCTCTTAAATCAGCTTTTTCCAACAATCCCTTATAGTAAGTAGAAATCATTTTAGCCACACTTCTATGCTTAGATAGGGAATCAATGAATGGTACTCCCTTGTAAGTACTTAAAGCTGTTTTGTCTGTGGTTTTTATGTACTCTTTACCCTTTTTATACAAAGGTAAACCGAATCCCTCTTTATCGAATAGAAGGTCGCCCAACTGTTTTGGTGAGTTTAAATTTATACCCTCATAAACACCTAATTCTCCCGATCTTAAACCGATTAGTTTTTCTTCGTACTTTTCAAGATTTTTTCCCTTCGCAGTCAACATTTTTGCCTCTACCTCACTAATTGCTTTTGCCTTTGCCTGTTCTCTCTGGAAATCCTCAAATCTATGAACTTCTTTGTAGGACAGTAATTCTGTTCCCAATTCTTCTAATACTTCCTCTGCAAATTCTATTGACTGTTCTATGAAATGCTTATCTACCTTTGCTCCGCTATGTTCTAACTCTAATAGAGTTATCATTGTGGGTACGGATAGGTTTCGATAAGATACATAAAGTAAATGCTTATCATCATCCTCAATCAGCATATCTTCAAACATTACAGCCAACTTAAATGTATTGTCTGTATCTGTGGCTGCATAAGGTGCTAATTCTGTCATTGGTACTAATGCCCAATCCTTCGGTTTTATCTCATAGTTCTCGGTATGTGGAAAGTACATTGCACTCAATGTCTTTAAATCCTGTTTGGTATTTTCATCAAGTAGGTGGTGCATTAGCATTGTATCTAATATTCTACCTTTTATCTTGAATTGTCCAAGTGTCTTAGCTACGTGAAAGTCAAACTTAATGTTATGTCCTATTTTGATTACATCCTTGTCCTCCAATATATCGAAGAACATTTGCAAAACCTCTTGTGAAGCATGGGCGTATTCAAAATGCTTTATTGGAATTATATAGCTGAATCCTGCTTGGAAGGATATTGATAAAACAGTTGCATGAAAGTCTTTAATCCAATACTCTGTGCCAGAAGTTTCAAAGTCAAAGCAACATACCTTTTCTTGTCTGCACCAATCAAATACCTGTTTGATTTCTTCGGCTGATTCAATTATCTTAAAGGGTGTTGTCTTTATCTCGATATTGTTAAATACTCGGTCAAACAATTCTAAGAAGGGTTGTTGCAAAGATTCATTCTCTAAAACTTGGGCAGGAGAGTAATTACAGTAGATTTGCTGACCTGTGGCAGCGTTAAATGGTTTTTTGATACCTACCTTTACCATTTGTCCTGTTATGCGCTTAGAAGCTCTCTCACCGAGTAAAATGATCTTGTCAAACTTCTCTGACTTTTTAAGAAAGGCTTCTTCGTCAAAGTTCTTATCGAATAGTGCTTGTGTTATTACCTTTTCAGAGGGTTCGATAAGTTCTGTGTACTTCCAATTCTCGAAGGGTTTACCGTTAGAATCTAAGACTACCTTGTTTAATACAGTCTCTAAAAATTCATCTGATTCTGAACCTCGTGAATATTCGTTTACTATCAATATCATAACCCAAGTCTTTTAAGAATTATATTACAATAGGCTTCGTCCTGTTCTATGAGAATAAATTTCCTATTCAAGTTCATACAAGCTGCGCCTGTAGTTCCGCTACCTGCGCAATTATCCAATACTAAATCGCCTTCATTTGTATATGTCTTTATCAAATACTCAAATAATTTGATGGGTTTTTGTGTTGGGTGTAGTTTGGATTTTTGCTTATCCGATGAGAATTTTAGAACTGATCTTGGGTATCTTTCAGTAGAATTATAATCCTCTGTTACTGTCTCTTTACCATATATATAGGCTTCGCCATATTTCTCCATTCTCCTGTCAATAGATTTTTTTCTACTTGCAGACGAAGATACTTTCCTTTGATGCCCATCTGTCTTAATATAGTTGTATATCGGCAATTTCTTATAAAAAACTAATATATTTTCGTGTGCCTTCATTGGTGCTTTTTTAGCATTAAGATAACCTGTTGCACTCGTTTTCTCCCATATCCATTCATACCTCAAATACTTTAAGTTACTGCAGCCTAAGACTTTATCAAAAGGTGTTTGAGCAGTTAACACTATCGCACCATTCGGTTTAATAATCCTTTCATACTGTTCCCAAAGTTTATCAAAAGGAATTACAGTGTCCCACTTACACGCAGTTGTCCCATAAGGCAAATCGCATAGAATCATATCTATTTTACCCACAGGTATATCTTTCATAATTTCGAGGCAATCGCCCCATACTACCTCTTGCATAAGATACCATCTTTATTTTGAAGTTTATAATCAAACATAAAGATTTCAATCCACTTATGAATTGTCTTGGCAGCTTTACATCCCGTTTTCATTGATACCATTTCAAATACTTCTGCGTACTCTGTTGGTTCTTCTGTGACCAATTCAAATAACCTATCCTTGTTGATGTCAAAATCTTCTACGTCCATGAAGCCTTGCTGTTCTCTTTCTATTTTCTGAACCTTTTTGGTTAGTGTTGTTTTTCGGAAGATTATGCAGCATAAGTCACTCATTCCGCACATTGCGCACTCCGAGTGAGTGGGATTCCACTCTTTACCGAAACACTCGGAATCTACTTCTACTTGAATCGGTTTTGTCATGTCTTGCTCTATTAATTCGATGGGTTTTCTCATCCGTCAGTTTTTAAAAGGTACTTATTATTGATTACCTTAAAACTTAGATTATCGTCTACGCAACGCCATACCAATCCCTCTACATCTACATGAGGATTCAATATATCCTTTATCTCACTTTCTTTTAAGATTTCTTCTAAAGTGTGATTTAAGAAGGTTTCCTTATATAGAGGACAATGGGGAATATTATTATCCTTACAGACAGTTATAAAATCTTTCTGATTAATCCTCTTACCGTCAACATAGATATTGAATAGCCTTATCTGGTCACTCTGTAAATTGTGATGGTTACCGTTAAATTTACCTATCGCTTCACCCTGCACAATTATATCATTTGTGCCAAAATGTTTGACTAACTTCAAAATTTCTAAATCGAATTGAGTACTTGTAAAAACTCTATGCCAATCATTCTTTTTATCGTGTAACTCAAACTTTCTACTACATATTCTGAACTTGCTTTTACCCATTACTTTTGAATGGATAATCGTTATCGAAGAACCATCCAATTTGTAGCTAACTACGAAAGGCTTACCTTCATATTGTTTAAGAACACTTGGGATGTTTTGGATTCTTTCTTCGTCCGTTATACTAACTAAGTTCTTAGGGAATGGACTTCTACTAAGCCTTTGTAGTGAGGGAAACATTTTGAATAAGAAATTGTATTTCAAAATATAGATTGCTTTCTTATACCAAACTTTAGGCATACGAGGTTTTCTATATCTTTCAGGATTATTGTCAGGCTTCTCATATTTTTTGATGCCCATTACCTCTGTTAAATCCTCTCCTTCCTTCCAATTACCTTTAGGCAGAGGTACAATCAATCCTTGCGAAATTTGCTTCCTCAATTTGATTGTGCGCACCCTGTACTTACGTTCTCTTAGAAAATCATATTCTGGCACTTCGGGTACAATCGTGTCAATTTGAACATAGCAGCAGTTATCACCCACTTTATATTCACCCTTTTTGACTACTACCTGCCACCCTAAAACTGTTGCGGTCTCTATCTGATATGCCCCATCTATGGGGGTTATGCTTAAAATTTTTTGTACTGTTGCTAAATTCATTTGCTTTGCTTTTTAAATTATTCTGGGCGTTTCGGATGCTTTGCGGGTACGTAATTCAATGTATGTAGTGTCAATGCTACCATGCGAAGTTTTCCAACTACTACTGAATCTATGTTGTTTTTATTCATAGCATACCTTATAGCGGGTTCTGTTAGCTTTGGATGATACTCTGCGATAAATTCCTGTACTGACAGTAATCTTATCTTTAATCTGCTTACTTCTTCTTGTGTGTATATCATAGAATTTCTATTTTTATTTCTGTTCTTGGTTTATCTGTATATTGTTTTGTTACGTGACAGTCTGCTATGCAGCCATCGTCTTTCCAAAAGATTTTATTAAGTGCATCAAATACAAACTTCATGCAGTTATCTACATCCATTTTTGATGTGTGCCATATGGGTGCAGTGGGTTTTAATATCTCTGATTTTGCACCCGTTCCATAATGTGCTTTAGGTCTGCTGAAATAGAATTTCAAAGTGACCTTTAAGGGTACATCAAAAGGAATTGGGGGTGCTTTTGCTTGTAGTATGGATAAGAAATCTCCCTTGTCTGCTGCGGAGGGGTCATATTGTCTTGTGAATCCTCCTATCCTTGTACTTCTGTGTCGCTTTTGTGCTTTGGGGTCTCCGAGTATTGTTAGTTCAATCATTATGTGCTTTTAATATAAATCCTCTGAATACAACTTACTCGTTGTATTGTCTTTGCTAACTTGTCCTGCTGCAAGAGCTATTTTCATGCCTTCAAATCTATCCACAAAGTTGCCATTTGAAGTTATGAAGCCTTGTATATGATTGTTGTGTGTAAGGCTACGAAACTACATCAAGACGAGCATTTGTTATTTCAATAGCCTTTGGATTAATGTCGCAACCTATAAAATTTCTGTTCAGCTCTTTACAAACAACAGCAGTCGTTCCTGAACCCAAATAGTAATCTGCAACTGTATCACCTTCGTTTGAACTTGCTTTTATAATTCTTTCAATTAATGCCTTTGGTTTTTGTGTATCGTATCCAAGTCTTTCATCGTTATTAATATTTGAAATATTCCAAACAGAACCAACTTCATATTTATTAAAATCTATTAAAATATGCGTGTCTTTTATATATGGTTTAAATTTACTATCGTTCTTCGGATAAAAATCTTTAGTTATTTTATCATTAATAATATACTTTTTCCATCTTTTTTTTATTCCATTGTCACTTTTGTTCTGCTCGTAAATTTTATTTATTGTAAAGACATTGTTTTTTGAGTATTGTATTATATTTTGATGATTGATTTTTGATTTTTTCCAACTGCCCTGATAATTCCAAATAACTTCATTTCTAAAATTATTATATCCGAAAACATCATCCATTATACAACGAATCCAATGATTAATTCTCCAATCCATTTGTAAATAAATGCTTCCTGTTGGGTTTAGTATTCGGTGCATTTCTTTTATTCGTGGAAGGTAGTGGCTTTCAATTTCACTTCTAATAGGTTTTAAATCTTGATAATCTCCAAAGTTTCTACCTGTTCCATAAAGAATATCGCAATAAATCAAATCTACACTTTCGTCAGGTTGCGACAAAAGGAGTTCAAGGTTATCAACCGCCCTGCACATAACACTCGTTTGCACGCATTGCGGATTTTGTAGTTCAATCATATTTTCGTTTCGCATCATATTTGTTTTAAATTAGAAATTTTATTTTTCCGAAGCCCGCAACGACGAGCAAGCGAGGTAACGTTTAAATAATGTAGTCTTATTGCTTTATGCTGTTCGTCAGTTTGCCAATTCGGAAAGAATGTTTCAGAAAATTGGTAAATACAATTTACGTGTCTCCATCCTCCTATTACAAAACCTGTTTTTAAATTTCTTGGTAGGTGAGTCCTTTCTTTACTGTCGTCATAATAGACGGCAGCACATATTACCTTTTCATTCATCTTTGTGTATTTTTTCTAAAATTGCTTGGATGCCCTTTGAAATATCTTCAAGGCAATTGTTTTGCTTATCTAACTTACCTCCTATTGAGAAGCCGAACACTGTAATTATAATCAATATTAACGTTGCTGCTATTTCCATAAATCTTCTCTTTTTACATTACCACGTTTAAAAGGAATATGACTTCCCATGTATAATCCGTGAATCTCTTTTAAAATAGGTATCAAATCTGTTATGTCTCCGAACTCTGAATGACAACTTCTACATAATGCCATAAGGTTATCAATGTGTTCTTCCCTTTTAGAACCTCCCATGCCCCTGTTTTCTATATGATTTATATCAAGATTCATTGATGAACCTCCACCTTTTCCGCAGATTTCACACATAAGTTCGTGGGGCTCTAATCCGCTTTTTTGGAAGAAGTCAATGTAACATTTAGTGTGTGGTTTCATCCTTTGGCTTTAGTTTAGGCTTGTACTTGGGTTTGTGAACCTTTGGTCTTTGTTTATTCTTTTTAGCTTTCTTCATAGTTTTAAAAGTTTGGCACTCTCGTAGTTCCCACGCTTATGTGTCCCTTGTCCCATATGGAAGACTTCGTAGCGACTTGAGATCGTCAGAGACACTGCTTCTTACCCAGCCTTTAAGTTAAGCACAAGGGTATTACTAGTCGCTACTATTATTTCTTATCCGATAACCGTAAAGTTATCAATTTTTCTTACTGTTATTTCATTCACCCCCATCATATCCAAGTTTCCGTGTGTTATAAAGAAGATGTTTGTTGTTTGGCTTTTTTCTCTCATTAATTCTCCGATGTCATATACTCCCGCTTCGTCAAGATTTTCAAATGCTTCGTCTAACAAAAGTATATTGAACTTTGTCTTGGTTGCTGCCAACATATCAAATATCCCAAATGATAATGCTAAGTCTATTCTTGTTTTTTCTCCACCACTCAATTCATTGTACATTATTTCTAATCCGTCTGACTTGAATATATCTACATTGAACTTCTTGGTTTTGCCCTCTAAATCAATTGAAAACTTAATTGATAGTCCGAGCCTTATTGCGTACTTCTTGATTGTAGTGTTCAATACTTGAAGCATTGAATTGATTACATAGTTCTTTAAACCATTCGCTCCAAATCCCTTAGTAATCCACCAATCATATTTAATAATCTCTGCTGTCTTTTCTTCTAACTCCGCAGTACCCTTAGCTAAAGCCTTTTCAACCTTCTCTATCGAATCTTCATTCGTGTCCTCCAAAGGTACGTAAACTTTTTCTTTTAAAAGAATTATTTTTGAAGTTATTTTTTCTTTTTGTAATGTTATCTGCCCATTTTTAATCTTTTGAGCCTCATACTCTTTTAATGCTTCGTTATATAACCTCCGTAGTTCGCTTTCGGCGTTATATAATTCCTCTTGCTTGGCATAAGCTACCTTTGCCTTAGAAAGTCTCTCTTTGCCCTCTGTAATGGTTAATTCTGATTGCTCTTTCTTTAGTTTATCAATCTCATTATCCAAGATAAACAGTTTGTTGGCAATTGTACGTTGAGCCTCTTGTACTTTCTGTGGAGAAAGTTTGGTCTTGCACATCGGACAAGTATCTGAAATTTCTACATCTACGGTTTGCCTTTCGGAAACTTTGAGATTAATTGATTGTTGCTTCATTGCATAGATGTTCTCTAAAGAAGTCAAAGCAAGTTGCAGCTTTCGGACATCACTATCATCCAAGACAATATCCTTGTGCTTCTTTTTGGGTTCTTTGTTTGGTAGAACCTTTAGAGAATCCTGTTCTGTTTTTAATTCAGCTATCTGTTCTTGCTTGTCAAGTTCCCATTGAGTCTTATGCTTCTTAGCTGTTTCCTCTGCTTGATGAATGGCTTTAATCCTTTCAGATAATACAGCCATATTACGCTCAATGATTGTACATTCAGCTTTTAAAGTGTCTTTGAACTCCTTAGCTTTTTCCTTAGCCGTTTCCAACCAATCTATATCAAAGAATTGTGAGAATATATCTCGCTTATCTGCTGCATCGGATTCTATAAGACGTTTCATTCGTTGCCCGAACAGTACAGAATTTATAAAGGTCTTGGCATTTACTCCGAGAACTTCGTCAATATATGCCTGAATATCCGTCTTGTGTAAGGCTTCTGATACTTGCTCGTTGTTCTTGACTACAACTAATTTACTGTCACCCCTGTTCCCTAAAGTGTTCTTGGTATAGTTAAGGTGTCTTGCTATTATAAAATCGTCTTTACCGTTTGAAAAAGTAACTACTACTCTTGTACCGTTAAAGTCTTGTCTGTACTTTTTCTTGGTAGCTACGCCCTCTTGCTTTGTATCTTTTAAAAGTTCTCCATATAAGCACCAATATAGTGCCTCAAAAATTGTTGTCTTTCCCGAACCATTTTCACCCTTTAAGAGATTGATGCCTTTCTGATCAAAATCAAATGTAAGTTGGTCTATGGATTTAAACCCCGTTATTTTAGCTTCCCAAAAGTCTATAAACATCTTTGCCCAGTTTTAATTAGTTCGTTATCCTCTTTGATTTGCTCAATAAAATTTGTCATGAGTTCTAATGGCGAATTTTGTGTTGAAAATTTTGTCGTGTCCACCTCGTCAGTTTCCTCTATGAAAACCTCTTCTACATAAAATTCAGATTCATTATCATAGCCAAATTCAGGGTATTCTAACGGGCAGAATTGTAGTTTATCTTCTTCCGAATCATACACATATATACCCTTCTGCTGCCCTACGTCTCCCAAGTCTCTGTGTAAAGGTGTGCCAAGTATTGTAAACCCTTTTCGGATTACTTGCCTGTCATGGATATGTCCACACATTACTCTTGGGAATCTATCCAAAACTTTGGGGTCAAAGTCTGTGTGAATATTCTTATTAGTGATGCCTTCGGGCGTGTTGTGTATCATTAAGATGTCTGCTTCTACTCCTTCAATAGCTTTGTAAAAGTCTTGGGCATACTCATAGTAGGGTACTCCGTGAACTTTCTTTGAACCTGTATCTATGAAGTCGTTGTCTAAGAGAACAAAGTTCTGGAATATTGTAGCCAAAAATTCTTGTGCAGATACTCCTTGCTGATTATAGAGGTTTTTAGTGGCAAAGTCATGATTCCCTGATATAGATATGAACAATATATCTGGGTATTTCAAGAATAGTTCTGTAAACTTCTTTACAGTCTCATTTATAACTACTGTGGGTAGATGCTTTTGTTGGTCAAATAAATCCCCTGCGTGGAATATTTCAAGAGCGTCCATTTCTTCTGCTGCCTCGAATACATCATCGAGTACGCTTAAACAGTTTTTAAGTCTTGAACCGTTTACATCAAATCTTTTGTAGTTATGTATGTGTAAGTCGGTAAACCATATCGACTTCATATACGAGGGTATTTCTCGAAGAATCGGTCGAATTCTCCCCCTAAAATTATATCTGCCCAAAATAGATGCCCATCTTCGGTTTCTTTCCACAAGAAACCCCCATTACGCTTATCCTCAGTAAGTGATTTTTCAAAAACACTCCAATCTCTAAGATTGCCTTGTCTTGATTGTTCCTCCATCATCTTGTCTTTGATTTCTTTTGGAAATTCTTGTATTTTAGTCATTGTTTGTTATTTTATTTAATGATGTAAATGTATGTAAAGTTTTCCGAAATAAAAAAGTCTTTAACTTTTATTTAACAAAAAGGCTTTGTTTCGGAAAGTGGGTGTTTTGATTGCTCGGTATTCTTTCAACTTCTTTTCAAGGTATTCTATACGCTCTTGCTCTTGCGTAGTCAAAATGATATTAGACTCTAATTTGGAAAGTTCTTGTAAGAGTGGGTATTGCTGATTATCTACCCACCGTTGATGAATCTTTAATCGGTAGCGGATTTCTTCTAAACCTGTTAAGATTTTGCCCTTATCGTATAACGCTCCCTCTTGTATTGAGTATGATACACCTTGTTTGTCTTTTACTATTGCACATGAGTGGAGGATTTCTACTATCTCTATATAGTGTTTACCCATTGCGCCTGTTGGCTGATATTTATCCCTGCCCTTTAAATCTTCAAGATGAAGTGTTACTACTCCCATTGGGTGTAAATATACAACAAAGTTTTTGAAATAAAAAATTAATTTGAAGCATTATCTAAAGAAATATACGCAACTGCTTCTTCAAAAATGGCTGAACGTGCTGCCTGTATTGGTGTTTTGCTCGGTGAATTAAATACGCCCAACGTCACTAATTTGTGAATTATACTTCTCCAACCGTTCATTTTCCACTTAGCAGCGTTTTCTTGGTCTGCTTCTACCTTAGCTTTGGGGTCTATTTTTGAGTTGTTGGGTACAGCAGTGAAAAACCACTTGTTCTTAGGGTTCTTCTCTAAAAGCTGATAATACTTGTTAAAAAAAAACCTACGTCAAATCCTACATCTGCCTTTAGAGTTTCAAACTCTTTGACCCTACTATTTATAAAGATGTCAATATCTGATTGGTCTGCGGGGAAGTGTTCTACGTCTTTAGATACCTTTCTTGCTAATATAGCCGTCAAAGTAATTAACTCCGTGTAGGAAGCGTTTTTGCGCTGCTCTGGTGTGTTTGTTTTTAGTTCGTGGATTCTTCGTTTAACTTCTAAACATTCTATCGCCTCTCCGACACTTAGCTTGGGATTTGAGATTCCCGTTGTCAGAGAGTTTTTTATAAAGTTGGGTACTTTATACGTAAAATCATTGTGTTCAAATGTGAACTCTTTATCAATATAAATTTTGGGTTCTACTGTCGTAAAGATATACGCTATGCGCTCAAATATCTGTACAATATTCTCGGTTGTGTTTTTGACCTCACTTGGTTTAAATGTCCTCAAATGGACTTCTAAATCTCCAACGGGGTGTCCGAACAGATCATCTATATTTATCCCAAGAAAATTAGCTACTGCTTGTGTGAGCAAAGTAAGATAAAGTACTTTATCAAATTTCTCTGCGGTCACACAAGTATGTAACTGTTCTTCTACTGCTAACCATTCTAATGCTGCCTCTAACGAAATTTCACTAAAATCTTCGGGAAAATCAACGTCTAAAGTTTCATTATTCTTCCTCCGAAGTGTTAGTACCTGCATTTCTTATTAATTCTGCTACCTTTGCTAAAATCATATTTTTCTTAACGTCTAAGCCTTGTGCTTTTGCCCACGCTTTCAAATCTTTCAATTCTCCGAAGTGGTCTTGCATATCAATATCACTCATTGTTTTGAATGTATCAAATGTATCACCAACCAAATTTTGCTGTGGAAGCTCCTTCACAACTGCTACATCCTCCACTTTTTTTTTCTCAATACCTGTCAAGTCTAACACCTTGTAGTTCTTGTTTGCACTGACTTGTGTAGTGGGTCTTGCCTTGGCTGTCAAAGCAGTGTTAATTTTATTGGCAAATCCTGTGTTGGGGAATATCTTTTTCATGGCATCCCCAAGTTCTTGTGCTATTTCAGCATCTTTGTTGTTAACTACCCATTTTAGGGTATTCAATAATTGCAGTTCGTTCATTTATCTAAAATTTTAAACCTTTACTTTTTAATAATTCAAATTGTTTTGCGCTTACATAAATAGTAGGCGGCTCATATGGTTTTGGATTTTTCCACATTCTTAACAGTCCTATGCTTGTAATCCTCGTTAATACCTTTAAAAGACTATCTAAGTCAGTTATACTATCCCCTCTTTTGGAATTTCTTTTAGGGATGGGCATCGAATCAATCAAAGACATATAACCCTGCGGCTCATTCATTATCTAAGGATTTTGGCTCGTCTCCCTCTGCGGGGTTTCTTGCCTTGTGTTACGTTTAAATCTAACATCATAACAAGCAAATCTGGTGCTTCGTCATGCTTTACTTTAGGAAAGGAAGTACAATCTTTTATAAATTTTGCGTTCCATTTTCCTCTTATCAAAAATACCCTATCTGCTGCTACAATAGCTTCGATAGAGTTTACTCTTGCTACTTTATCACCTTCTAACATTTTCCATGCAATAACGTTCAATTGTGTCTCCAATTTAAGCTGCTGTATGGCTGTTAATCCTGATGCCTTTGGTTCAATGTGCATCTTCGATCTTCGTGAGTTGTAAGGCTTTACAAACGTCTTTATTTCTTTGACCAACCGTGACATTTCATAGTGACCTTCAAAATAATCGTAAATGTACAAATTGTTTTCGTAGTATTTATATGCTGCGAACGCAGAGGGGTCATTTTCTTGCTTTTTTGTGTATGCTGTATCACCTACAAACTTAAAGGGAATATCTATAATTCCGCTCGGTGTCTCGTGCATATCAATGATGTGGAAGTTTTCTTTCTTCAAAATGTTACCTCCATCATCTACTGGCTCTTGCTGATACATCGGAGAAAAGAATTTAGACTTTTGCATTGCTTTCATTCTTTCCAAAGAGTGTTGAGATTCCCATAGTGCCTCTCCTATTTCTCGTGGGTCATCTTCTGACTTGCCTTGCGTGTTTATGGCAGGTAATTTAAGCACTACCCACTCATCGCCTTCTTCCTCTAAAATCCTACCCGCTAAATCATCTTCATGCCATCGTGTCAAAGTAATTAGTTGTTGGGAGTTGTTATGTAACCTCGTTAAGAAAACCGATTCGTACCAATTCCAAAGACCTTCTCTATAAGCTGCCGAATATGCCTCTTTATCATCTTTAATCGGGTCGTCAATGATTCCTATATCTATCGGGTTTCCTGTAAGACCTGCTCCAACACCTACTGTTTTTAAACCCCCATCGTAATTGACTATCCCAAATTCTTCATTATTTCTTACAACATCCGAATTTTTAGTACCTAATACTGTATTGGGGAATATGTTCTTATATTCGGGACTGTCTATAATCTTTTGAATATCCCTGTTAAATCTTGAAGCGAATGTTTGGGAATAGGCTGCGATGGCTATTCTCTTAGATGGGTCTTTTCCTAATATGTAACTGCTTAATCTTCGTGTCGAAAGTTCGCTGTTGTGTGTGGGTATCATATGAACACCTGCCAAATACATTCCACCTTCTACCTCGATACAGTTAACTAAATGCTTACCTTCAAGGGGTTCAACAGAGTGTAAGAAGAATTTCTTTTTATCGTCCCTATCTACCTGTGTTTTATTTTTAAGTCTGTCTGCTTTTCTTGGGGTATTAAAGACTACGTCATCCCTGTCAGGACTAAACAACATTCTAACTCTAACCCCTTTATCTACACCATATAAAGTTGCTCTGGAATATATTTTTGAAGTTTTATACCCTAATGACCTTATAAGTACATAACAATCCTCTGCAAGTTGCCCTTCTTTTTGACAAAACTCGCACCTACCTTTTACATCACAATGACCGTCAGTGTCCATCAAACCCTGTAAAAGGCGGGTTCTATCCTCAATAGACGATAATAGATACTCTTTAGGTATATGCTTGTTACCTTTTAAGCCATTGTCTGCAAGTAATTTGGCTAAGCCTTCCACTTTAACCCTATACATATTCTTGGTCTTATCTTTTTTAAGATCACCTAAATATCTATAAGTATCTCCGTCATCCCCATTAAAACATATATCTCCCGAATTTTTTGAGCCATTACCTAACCATAAGCCTAAAACATAAGGGTCAATAGGTAAAT